CGTGAAGACTGCTGGTATGATGCAGGTGGTGCACTAGGCGCATATAGAACTGCTGGGTATTTTTCTCAAGTCTTTAAGTATCCCATTAATGCAGGTGCAACTTTAAGCACACAAGATTTGCTTTTTTCTGCATCAATTGCAACAACTAATGCAAGTACCAGTATTACTATAGCGCCAAATAATTTAGTTGCCGTTGGGCAGTTAGTTGTTTCTACCAGCATAAATTCTGGCGCTATTATTTCTGTGATTACGCCTACACTGGCTTCTACCACGGCAACAGGTAGTGCTGCAGCATTTACAATTGTGGTCAACAGCGCAACTGGTATTTTACTAAATCAAGCTGTAACAGGCACAGGCATTGGGGCTGGCGCAGTGGTTATTGTTATTGTAGGAACTACAATTACGTTGTCTGTTGCTAATAGCAGCGCGGTATCTGGTACTCTTTCATTTGCAGGCCTGACATTAACATTGTCAACAACTGCAACGGCAACAATTATAGAAACTGCAACTTTTAATACTACAGCAGGTAGAGTTACTTTATGGCAACATGAGATTGGTACTGATGAAGTTAGTAACGCCAATGTAAATGCTATTGAAAGCTACTTCGAAACATCAGATATTGGGTCGGATCAAGGCGGTCCGGCACAAACAATGCCCATTGGCGATAACTATTGGCTAAGAATTGAGCGTATTGAGCCTGACTTTATTCAAGAAGGCGACATGTCTGTAGTTGTAACAGGCAGACCTTTTGCGCAAGCTGCTGACGTTGAGTCAGATCCATTTGTATTCACGCCTTCAACAGGTAAGATTGATATGCGAGAGCAACGAAGAGAGCTTCGTCTTCGGTTTATTAGCAATACTCAGGGCGGTAATTATCAAATGGGTAAAGTATTGCTTAATGCAACAGCAGGCGACGTTCGCCCTTACGGAAGCTAGCATGGCACTTGCAGTTGTGTATGATCCTCGCTATCATGACTTTCAGTCATGGGCTGCACTTATGTGTGAAGCATATGCCGGTCAACAATTGATAATACCTGATGCGCTTACTGACTGGAAAGAATGGGCAGCAGGATTAAAAGCAATTGATGTATTTACTAATGAGGGTATACCTGGGCCGTACATTTATGATGACTGGCAAGACTGGGCAGAAGCATTAGTAGGCGCTATTAACCAACCGACACAAGAATAAAGACATATGGCTTCTTTTCCAACAGTTGAACAGTTAAACAAAGCAAGAACAGAAGCTAGTCAGTTCTCTGGTGGGCCAACTTATTCGCTCACATTTACTGTAGACGGCAAACAGTACAGTTACATACCTAGTAACGTTGCTGAAAACGGCGGCATGACCGCTGGAGAAAATACTTATTTATTACCCTATTTCACTAGCTTAGACAATCTAAGGGACTTTGGCAGTAAGGCTCAAGAAGTTGATTTATCAACTACGGGTGTAAATAACTATCTTAAAAGCCAAGGCTTGTCAGAAAAGGGATATTTAATCCCATTTGGCTCTGCGCCTTTTGATAGCATGGTTAACCCAATACCTACTGAAGTATTTGGTGGTGAGTTAAATGGGTTAAAAGTTATCGATGGGCAAGTTGCCTATGGGCTTAGTGGTGGTCATGGCAGAAGATATGCCACTACTACAGGCGAGGTACATGACCCATACATTAAACAGAATGATAGTTTTTTAGCCGGCCTTGGGTCAGTAATTCAAAACATGGGACCGCTGGCAGGGTTTATAGGTAACCTGATTATGCCGGGGCTCGGAACTGGAATATCAGTAGGAAGTGCTATTGCCCAAGGTGCTAGTCCAGAAGACCTTGCAAAATCATATCTTTCCGCGCAACTTGGTAGTCAGGTTGGCGCAGAGGTTGGGGCTCAAACAGGCTCCACTACTGCAGGTTCTATAGCTGGAAGTACTACAAGTGGTTTGGCATCAGGGCAGTCATTAGAAGACGCATTGACAAACGCGGCTATTAAAACCGGAATGTCTGAAGCTACATCAGGCAAACCTAGCACTGGTGCACTTCCCGGCGGCACACAAGTAGCATCTTCTGATGGTGGGTTACCTAGAGTTGAGATGTCTGGTGCGCCTATTTATGCTGAGAGTTCATCAGCAAATACAGTAAGTGCGCCAGTTGGCTATGACTTAATTCCTGCATCAATGTCTGATCAAAGACCTGAAGGTTCTTATTACGATGCATACCAGAATGCATGGTTTATGCCTAATGCAGAAGACACACAAGCATTAAAAGACCTGCAAGCACAATTACAAAACCCAACTGACACAACTTCAGTTACTCCGCCCTTATCTTCTGGTACTACAGACTTTATACCTCCAGTACTACCTACCACAACTGATACTTCTGGCTCAGGCACAAGCGTAGGAATTGATACAACCACAGGCGCGTTACCCACTACTACCACGCCGCCATCTGCAACAGAAATTCCTAGTACAGAAATGCCCCCAGTTGAAGTTGTCGGGTCTAAAGACCCATATACTGGTGAGATTGAGATGGATCTAAGTGGTAGTACCCCTACAACAACGCCAACAACTACTCCAGTTAAGACCACTACCGGTACAGGCCCATCAACACCTACATCATTAGGCCAATTCCCTGCAAGTGGTTCAAACGTAGGGCAAATAACATCTTCCGCGTCAACAGCTGGAGCATTACCTACTGCACCATCAGCAACAATGCTGGCAGCAGCACCTTTGGAGAAACAAAACATGGTACTAAGTGAACTTACACAACTTTACCCTCAGCTTGCAAACGTTGACCCTCGATTGCTGCAAGTCTTGTCAGGTAAAGCTAAACCCACTAGCTACTACAACTATGGTTCATCAGGCGGTGGTGCTACGCCTTTAATGAATGCAGGATCTGCAACAATGCCTACTGCAGGCATGCCTTTTAAAGCATCTACTGCCGGATCTAGTAATCTGGCAGGCTTAACTTCATCAACTGGTGCCGGTGCATTATCAAGAGCAGGCCTTAGCATGTTGGACAGTGGCAATAATGTTGCAGGGTACGCCAAAGGTGGACTTGCTGAGCATAAGCCTGAGTTTATTACCGGCGCCACTGGCCACCACGTCAAAGGCGAAGGCGATGGGCAGTCAGACAGCATTCCGGCCATGCTAGCAGATGGCGAGTATGTGTTTGATGCTGATACAGTTGCTTCACTTGGCAATGGCTCAAATGATGCAGGTGCCGCAATCTTGGATAAAATGCGAGAAAACTTACGTAAACACAAACGATCAGCACCAGCGGGAAAGATTCCGCCTAAAGCCAAGTCGCCTCTTGAATACATGAAAGGTTAATTATGGCAATTACACAAGGCGCAGCCTTACCAAACATTACGACCACGCAAGGTCAAACGACTACCGCGCCTAGTTGGTATACTGATTACTTAAGCAATCTGGCAGGTAATGTAACTAGCCAGACTACAGGACCAAATGCTGCTCAGTATGTAGGTGCTCAACCACTACAGCAGCAAGCATTTACTGCAGCTGGTGCATTGCCTGGGACTTATCAACCTACGCTAAATCAAGCAACAGGGTTGGCGTCTGGTGTAGGTGAAGCCGATGTAGCATCTAATGTTAACCGCTTCATGAACCCTTATACACAAAACGTGGTTGACGCGCTTGGTGATTTGGGTAAAAGAAATATAAATCAGTTTTTAGCACCTGCGGCAACTTCAGGCGCTGTTGGCGCTGGGCAGTTTGGTTCAAAGCGTGGTGCTGAAGTACTAGGGCAAGCCATTAATACAGGTTTGCAAAACCTAAACTTAACTCAGTCACAAGCATTGCAAACCGGCTATAGTCAAGCACTTGCTGCAGCACAGCAAGAACAAGCTAATAAACTTGGCGCGTCATCACAACTAGGTAATTTGGCCACTACAGGTCAAAACATGGGACTGGCTGACATTAATGCGCTATCTACATTAGGTGGGCAACAACAAACAATTGCACAAAACGAGCAGCTATTCCCATTGCAAACATTAAACACTGGTGCATCTGCTTTACGTGGCTATCAAGTTCCTACAGCCGTCAATTCAACGTACACCGGCCCAATCCCTGGTGCTTATTCTGCTTCTCCATTGCAGCAGATTGCAGGCATTGGTGCATTGCTATCTGCAGCAAGTACTTCATCATCTGGTCAGCCTACGTCATTTGGCAATTGGCTAGGCACTAAATTAATATCAGCAGGTAGTGGTATTGGCGATTTGTTTGGGGGCTCATCATCAATGCCTGATAGTAGTGGTACTGATACAACAGGCGGTGGCGGTATTACATACAACGAAGACGGTAGTTATACTACTTCAACTGGCAACACCATCTACCCTGGTGACTATTCGTACTAAAGGTTAATCATGGCACTACCTACAACAATCCCGTCTGCGCCTTCTATGCTAGGCGCTGATGATGCGGCAAAAACAGAGTATTTTGCTGCATTACAGAAGACACTAAATGCTCTTGAGATGAGGGCAAATCAAGGGCCTAATATGTACCAAGTGGCTGGTGCATTGTTTGACCCAGGGCGCACAGGTAGTTCAGGTGAAGCCATTGGTAGAGTGGCTAATGTTGTAGGTGCACAGCAAGAACGTCAGAGAGAAATGGAAATTCCATTGTCGCAAATGAAGTTGCAAATTGCTGGTCAGAAATATGAAGTTGAAAATCAATCAAAGGCGTTGATGCTGCTTGCAAAAGCCATTGGCGCACCACCTGAGCAAGTGGCACAGCAATTAGCAGATGGCACATTACCGCCTGACGCGCTTTCAAGAATAACGCCTCAGTTGTTTATGCAGATTTCTGTACTGTCGCCTAAAGTGGCAGAAATTGTTAAGAACGTGCATAGTATGGGCACGGAAGAACGAAAAATCTTTGAATCACAACGCACAGCTGCAGGTTCACAAGCAGGCATGATGTCTGAAACGCCCGGTGTAGAAAATCTTATTCCTCAACGGTTTAGATTGCTTAATCCTCCATCAGCCGCACAGCCTGTTGCAAAGCCCCCTGGCCCACCGCCTATGGTTACGCCTCCTGCAGCAGCACCGGCAGCACCGGCACCTGCGCCAGCTGTGGTACCACCTGTGTCAGCAGCGCCGCCTGTATCAGCAGCGCCGCCTGTATCGATAGCGCCTGTAACAGCGGCATCGCCACTGAATGCAGTACCTGTTGATAAGATGAAACAAGCGCTTGTTGACAATGCAATTGCAAAGAGTTCAGCATCTTCAGCAGCGCCTTCTACTGTTATGTCGCCACCGCCTGTGTCAACAATGCTAAATAGTTCAGACATTGCGCCAATGCCTAGTGCTCAAAATGCTCGTACAGGTACAGTGCCTGACCTTAAGATGGCGCAGAATGTGGCAAGTACTGCAAGTAAATTTGCGCCTGAAGTATCACTAAGAGGTCAAGCAGATATTGCCAAGAAACGTGTTGAAGAGACTGACAAGCCTTGGATTGCTAAACGTGATGAGCTTATTAATTACACTCCACAGCTTTTAGAGCAGTCCAACTCTAATTTGCGTGAACTTGATAAGCTTGCAGCAAAGCATCCTAAAGTATTTGGCCTGATGCAAAAGCAAGGTATACTTGCAGGTCTTGCAACTGTTGCACAAGAAGGCGCCAACATATCTGTAAATGAGTATAACGTAAGGGCCGGTTTACCTGTACAAAAATTCTTAGAGTCTGTTACATTAGAACCTGCAGAACAGCAAGTTGTTCGTGATGTTAACCGCATCTTTGCAGCCGAATTCTTGTCCAACGTAAAAGCTAACAAAGGCTTATTAGGCACGCAACCTACTGACAATGACGCAAGACTGTTGCAGGCACCTATGGCAAATATTGCTGATAATTCTAAAGCCGTGCAGTTATGGGCAAGAACTCAATTGCTTATGAACAAGCAACGTGGCGCGTTGTATGACGCCTACTTAGACCATCTTGATACATCCGGACCAACTGCGCCGCCTGCCAGCTTTTTTAAGCGTAATAGCTTATATGACAAAATCAATAAAGACTACTCTGACTATCGTAAGCAGCTTGATGGCCAGTTCAGAAAATAAAAGGCGTATATGACTGATGCAAAACAACCTGACATATCACAATTAGACCCGCTGTTTAGAACACAGCCCGGTCAGGCTGCAACTGAAGATGTTGTTGACTCAGGCTTAAGTCAACTAGATGCTATCTTTGGTAATCCTATTGGCCCAGACGCATCAGCAACTATAGCTACTGAAGCAGCAAGTAAAGACAAAGGTTCTGTATTTGGGTTGCCAAAAAATGAAGAACGTGGCTTAGCAGCTGCTACCGGCGCTATTGCAGGCCCTTCAATTCAAAAAGTTGCAAGTGCCGCATTTCCGTCTGCTGAAGCAAGACAAGCTGATGCGCTAAAGAAAATGCAAGAAGCTGCTAAGTTGGAAGCCACAAAACAAGAATTCATTAAGCAAGAACTTATGAAGCGAGGCATTAATCCTGCAGATCTAGAATCTTCTGCTTCTAAATCTGCAGGTACCAAGTGGATGCAGAATTGGGCAGGTCAAGACAAGACAATTGCAGGTGGTGTACCAGAAGCAGCTCAAGCATATCAACGTGGTAAAGCGCAAGGCGATGTTAGTTCAAAATATGAGAAGCGATTTGGTATGTCGCCAAGAGGCCCAGGCATGCCTGTGCAATCTACTGTTGACAGAATGATTGAGCAAGGTAAGAAAGCTGAAGAACTGGCTGCAAGAACAGCACAAGCAGTGCCTCAAGCTGAAGCAGCAGCTGCAGCTAAAATGGCACAAGCCACACCCGGACCGCTATCACGTATGGGCACAATGTTAAAAGCACCCTTTACAACAGGTGCATTAGGCGGCGCCGGTGCCGGTCTTAGCTTTTATGAAGCATATGACCGCTATATGAAAGGTGACCATTCAGGCGCAGTGATTGCAGCACTTGGTGGCGTAGGCGGTTTAATGACAATGGTCCCAGGCTTGCAGGCACCCGGGCTTGCGTTAGGGCTAGGTTCCATTCCACTACAGTATGCCAATGAGTACCTCAAAAGCAATAGTGGGCAGCAACCTGCCCCAACTCCAATAGCTACGCCTGTTGGGCGTTGATGATGTCAACAACCTTCTTAAGCATTGATGCTTGAAGTTGCTTAACCTCAGCTACATAGATGCTGGCGTCATCATCAAACTCTTCACTCATACCAAGTTGCAAGTCAGTTACGATAGCTTGTACACATTTGGTCTTAGTTAAGATGCTACCTGTGTGGAAAGCCTCAATCCATACGTCGTAGCTATTGGCTTGCATAGCCTCATTATTGGTATGCTTTAGTAGCTCAATCCACTCATCATAGGTTTTTTTGATGGTATCGTCTTTCATATGTCTTTCCCTTTCGTATGAAACCACATTCTTAGGCTGGTCATGCCGCCATCTATCAATACATGATTTGGAAACCGTTGGTACTTATGGTACAGTGGGTGATTAATGAAGTTCTTCATTAGTAGGTAGGCATCAGCATCAGGCGGAGACATGCCCATTGCACGGTCAGTATCAATGCAACGAACTGCAAATGTCTCACCAAACTCTTTTTCGATTGAGTGTACCTGATCTCCTAGCAAACCAATAATAGTAATCCTAGGCTTAAACAGTCTGTTGCCTTCGTAGGCTGGGTTGTGCTTTTGAACACTAAAGAAATGCTCCAGCTCCTGCACGTCTTTTAGCTTGCAACGCATTTCATCAGCAATCTTATTAGCCAGATGCGTCGCAATGGCGTTGATGGCGTCATCTACCGGGTCAATAGCCTCTACCAGAGTAACTTGATGAGTCACAGAGGCCTCAGTTACAGGGGCTGTAGGGGTCTTTATAGGCTTAATGCCTTCTAAGGTTCTAGCCCTTACTTCTTTGGTGATTTCAACACAGCTTGAAGGGCTGTTTACGGGCCGCTGCCTATGCAAAGGTAGCACCAGCTTTTGTGCAGCTTTAACTGCCTCAAGCAATTTATAGCTTCTAAAATGCCGTAACTCCACAGCCTGCGTGATTACAGCTTCTCGTTCTTCATGTGTCCAGAAAACTTTTGTCATAAATACCTTTCAATAGTCAAAAAAATGTGGTTGCCCACGGAAAAATTATACATTCAAAAGCCACTTTGAGAAGGCAAATTCAGGGTTTACGCTCTTCTCAATCAAGACGTGAGCTTCATACCTATTTATTCTAGGCGGCGCATCAACTACCGGCACATGCTCTTCATTGCTAAGAATGCTATTGAACATAGTCATTCTGGATTCATACACATGGAATGAACCGGCAGAGATTGTTAGTGTCCCCATTTCAACGTTAAGCAAAGTAGCCACAATTTCTTGCAGGAACGAGAAGGTAGGTAGGTCGTTTGCCATGCCCCACAAGATATCTTGGCTTCTCATGATTGCACGAGCATTAAGCCTACCATTCCGTAGTCTAAATTCTATGGCAATAGTGCAAGGTACATCTTTGGCTTCAGGATCCATGTGGTCAGCACTGGAGCCATACATTGGAATAACAGCTCTACGGCTCATAGGATCCTTGGTCAGTACCCGCTGAATAAACTTAATGCCATGTACACCAAACCAGTAGCTACCATAGTTGCTGTTAAGTTTGCCATTGAGAACTATCTTGCCCCACTGTGCAGCATGCTCAGCAATAGACAGGTCAGTTGGATCGGCGTGAATGTACCAAGCCATCTCACGCTTAAGGTACTTAACATTGAAGTTACGACCTACAAAGGAATTGAACCTTACAAAAGGATTGCAAGTATAGGAGACATTCTCAAGCTCTAGGCATCTTTCACCATTGGGGCTTGACCACTGGCCTTGATTTGCAAGAACCTTGTATAGATCAATTAGTTGCGCTTCATTTTTAATCTTGAGGTCCATACTCTAACTCCGTAATGTGGTAAGGTTGATTGGGGTAATTTTGCATGTGATACAAAGGCGGTGGCAGCTTTTGTGCCTGCACGTTATTGTTTAAAGACCACGTATAAGCATTGTTGCCTAGCGCATAAACACGAGCTGGCTTTAGCTTACGAAGAAACAAAACATCTGTAGGTGTACCTTGGTAGGATTGCGTGTTGATCCAGTAGCATTGGCCCTCAGATATGCCTTCACGTTCTAAAGTATCAGCCAACATGCGGCTTGGGCCATCATTGTCTAAGAAGTTAATGAAGGGGACTATGGCTGCACCGGCCTTTATGTTAGCTCTAGGGCCCTTATCACAAAGCATTAGGTAATTACCTTCCTTAAAGCAACCGCCACCTTCAGCCTCATTCTGAATGCTTGCAGCCTTGATCTTTTCTATCAGATCATCTACTTCATCGTATTGGTAGTCATAGTGCACAACGGGTAATGAGGTCTGGTATTTTAGCGTTTCATACTCGTTATAGACCGCACTAAGCTGTGTAACAGTATCAAGGTATTCATGATCTTGTCTGTCTACAAAAGTATTGACGCATAAAGTAAAGTCAGGCTGGCAATGCACGACCACACCACCACGAGATAGTGCTACTCTTTCCAGCATACGTTTCCTAGGCATGTCCACGCGGTTGGCGCCTTTGCGATAAACAGTGCCGTAGATAGGCTCGGACAGCCAGCAACGATCCATGATAACATGGTCATTGTATGTAAGGGCCTGCGACATAGCACGGAAGTATGTCTTACATAACTCTTCAGCAACTAAACCTTTGAAAGGGCCATGCTTAACAATTTGCGTCATGCGGTCTTGTTGGAAATGCTGTCGCAAAGCCTCTGATAAAGTTGTTTTGCCTGCTCCGTCAGGGCCTTCAAGTATGATAATCATTTAAGAAAGCTTTCTAATTTTTTTAGCGTATCTTGCTTTGTTGCTAACTTTGCTGATAGTGCAATTGCCTGTTCTGCAGCCATGATGATTTGCCGTTCATCACTCATGCCTTCAATCTCACGTAAAGTGTAACTGTACGCAGTGCTTATGACTGCAAGCTCCTTGGGGTCACCGCCTAAGATTGCACCTGCCTGTGCTGCATGTAAGTACCTAATACGCCACCAGCCACAGCCGGCATGCGCATAGGTTGGACACAAGACGCCTTTGTACTCACCATACTCCCAGACAATATCACTTTCAAGCATACGTGGTTGGCCTAATGCCTTGCCACCAATGCTATGTACTGGCCAACTAAGGTTTTGCTTTGCCGCCCATTCATGCGCTTCAGTTGATAGTGATGCGTTGTACCACTGAGTCTTACGACGAGGCCAAGCCATTTGATGGCAGGCAGGCTGCTCATATAAAGGTGATGGGTCCCATTGCAAAATGGTGTCTACATCAAGCCCCATCTTCTTAGTGTTACCCCAAGGAAAAAGCGGAGCAATCCACTTATGCTCACGTAAATCACTTGGAGGTATAACATCACTCCATGAATCAAAGATTTTTTGGAATGACCAGTCATCAAGGCAAATGTATGCTGTCATGCATTCTTTTAGAACACGTTTAGCGCCTTCAGGATGTACTGCGTTTTTATCTAATGGGTAAACATACAGGAAAACTGCGTCATACTTACGTAGATCAGTATCTGCAGTTACAGCTATGTGATCTACATCATGGCCTTGGCTAAGGTATGCTTCACGCATTAGCTCGGGTATGGAAACAAACTTAGTTGAGCTTGCTCTTTGGGGATGATTGGTATGCGTTTCGGTAACGCCCGTAATGAGAATTTTCATATGTATTCCTTTCAATTATCAACAAGCGCCATTGTATCACGGTTGACATAGTCACGTACCGCATTCAATAGTTTTTGTTGTGTTTTGTCTTTGCGCTTGACTGCAGAAAGAATTGCTTCATCAACAGTGTCACGAGCTATGATGTGATGAACCACAATGTGATTCTTTTGACCTTGGCGCCAGAGCCTGCGAATGAACTGTTCGTAGATTTCAAGTGACCAAGTTAATGAATACCATATGACTGCATGGCCTGAGCCTTGTAAATTAAGCCCATGGCCTGCAGACATTGGATGTGCTAACAATACTTGTATGTTGCCTGCATTCCAGTCATTGAGGATTTTATCGAGCTTATTGCCTATCACGCCACTGCCAATGATTGGTGCATTTGGAAATGCCTTTTTTAGCCTTTCCAAGTCATGCGCAAAATGGTACCCAATAATGCAAGGTTGACCTGAAAGTTCTTCAACCAATTCCAATGCGGCATCAGTCTTGCCGTCATGTAAATGCATTGTGATTCTTCCATTGCCAGTGCCATCATCATCTAAATAGGAACCACCATTGGCTATTTGCTGACCCTTCATAACTGCAATAGCGGCATTGGCAGCTGTAATGTTGCCTGAAGCCATTTCAATAGTAAGGTCATTTTCAAAGGTTGTGTAGAGCTTTTTTGCAACAGGTGGTAGATCTATATATACGTTGTTGTAAGTAAGCTCTGGAAGGTCTAGATGGTCAAGCGCCGCCATTCGTAGTACCTTGTCTTCCAGCTTTTTATAGATTCTTTGCTCACCATCAGGTTGTAGCTTCCATTCATAGCCACCGTAACCTGAAGGGTAAAAGTATTCTTGCTTGAACCGTGTTACAAAAGGCCCGAAGGTGGCGCCTTGGTCAATGATGAATTGCGGGCCAAAGATGTCAAGCAGACTGTTAGGTGCAGGTGAGCCTGTTAAAGCCCAACGACGATCAAACTTGTTTAGCAAAGGCTTAAGGCACTTAAACCGTTGTGTGCCAGTATTCTTCATGTAACTGATTTCATCAATCACCAAAGTATCAAATGGCCAAGGCTTACCATTGAACTGCGCAGCTAGCCATTGCAGGCCTTCGTAGTTCATAACATAGATGTCGTGGTTTTGCTTAAGCACTTTGTTTTTATGGCCACCATGCAAGATGCCTACAGAATAATCTGCAAACTGATCCCACTTACTAACCTCGGCAGGCCATACTCCATGCACAGGGCGTAAAGGCGCAAGCACAAGCATCTTCTTTGCAATAGCTTTTAATTTCAACGTACGGTATGCAGAAAGCACAATGGCAGTTTTGCCAAGACCCGGGTCAAGCCACAATGCGCCTGAGCCATGTGAAATAAGAAACTTTACAGCTTCTTTTTGATACTCATGCGGTTCCCAATACACGATCAATCCCTTCTTTTGAATCTAACACATGAACTGTATGTCCAAGCTTACCAAGATCATTATGCACCTTGGCTTGAATAGGTGCTACCTTACCGCCGGGGCGCTTTAGTTCTACCCATAGCACCTCACCATTTTCCAATGGCACAATTCTGTCAGGCCAACCACGAGCAAACCTAACATGCAATTTTAGTGTAAGTAGGCCATGCTTTTTACATTGCGCTGAAAAATACCGCTCAAGGTCGCGTTCAAGAAGCACTTTAGTTGCCATAGTTCTTTTCTTTAAGTTTGTTTTCAACAGCTATCATTAAACGTTGCTTTGATTTCCATACAATTGCCAATGCTTCACGATCGCTGTCTGACAAGCCGATCCATTCAGATGTTTGTGGCTTTGTGTAAAGTGGAATTGAATCTTTAATCTTTTGTCTTTGTATGCCGTCAATCCAACTTACGTCTTGACCATCAGTAAATGCTATGGGCACCGGCTTGTTGATGATGGGGTTTTTATCCAAGGCATCTGCATAGCCTTGTTGGTATGAACTATCAAGTTCTTCTTGTATGACTTCCTTGACATTGCGTTCAGGCTTTTTAATTGCAAAGTAAGCAATACACAAAGGCTCAATAATAAATACAACGATCAATAGCCAGAAGATAATGCGTTCAAGCTTTTTCATTTGTACGTACCCCTAGGTCTTTAAGCTTTTCTTCAAGCCTACGGATGCGTTGGCGGTTGTACTCAACAACGCTTGTGGCATACTCAAGCGACTTTTCAGCTTGCATCTTAGCTAAATACGCATCACGCATTTCAATGTCAATAAGCTCTTCCAATGTTCTTGGTCGCAACATATCTTTAAGAAATGCTACCCATGTTTCTCGTTTAGTCATGTGTTCTTCTCCAGTTTAGACAGTCGATCACCCAACTCACGTATCAGCATCCTTGCAATTGCTAGATCATCAGACAGTTTTAGGTAGTCATCCACTGAAATAGACATGAATTGCGCAGTCTTTTCTTTCATAGCCCGCACGTACTCTTGCTTAATACGAGACTCCATTTCTATGCGATTAAACTCTTCATCTTCAGGTGTCATGATTTACTCCTCAAAGTCTTCAAGTTGCTCTTCAATCATCGCCTTTTTGTCTTCAGCATACAAAGCACCAAAGGGTACAAAGTGGTTTTCCTGACAACAACTAATCTTGCCGCTTTTAGGTTCACAGCAATAGCAGCAATAAGGGCCACTTTCTTTTAGCTCTTTAATGATCTCAGTTTTCATTTCATCTTTAGTCATATAGTTCTCCTATTACCATTGACAAGGGCCGCCATTAGATTTGCGAAAGTGACACCACCTACAACCATAGTCAGGCTTTGGTGCATACACGTCATCATTCTCAATCTTGGTGATTCGATTGGTTAACCATTCTTTCAACTCATCAAGCTGTTCACGAGTATAGGTTTTAAGTTGTATACGCTTTTTCAAATCAATATAGCAAACCTCAGTTGATACGCTATCAATCTCAGGATAAGAAGCCAAAAGCACAGTGGCATACAACTTTAACTGGTCACCATAGTCACGTTCTTTGCCAGTCTTCCAGTCAAGAACATGTGCACGTTTTTCTGAAGAATTAAAGTACGTAGCATCATAGATACCGCGTACCCATGCATTGGCATCTTTAAAGCCACAAGGTTGCCAGTCTTTAGTTACCGCAAATTCAGCCTCGCTTTTTGCGCCATACATGATGAGTTCAGCAATGTAGTCATTCCAAAAAGCATATGCGTCATTTAGCAATGGCAACGCAGTTAAAGCTTGTTCAAACTCGTAATGTATATCCTTGCCACGTTGTGCAGCCTCACCCGTAGGTTCTTGTCGATGCTCAATGCGAGTAAGTTTGTATTTGTATGGGCATTGCTCATACGATTTGATGCCTGAATTGCTATACGCCACAATGTGCTCCTGCTTCTTTACAATTAATTGAAATCATACATGCCTCATGTGAATCATAGGCGTGCAGTTAAAAAAGTTCTTATAGACAAAATGTTCTTTGCGATGTACAGCAAACATGTTTTTAGAACGTAAGTATGTGTAGAAGTTTTTCTTGATTTGCCTGTTGGTGTACACCTTATCATCAAAGCCTACGTACCTGTAAAAATGCCCCGGTGCTTTTACAGAAAAACTAGAATTTTCAACCAAGTATTTCATGTCACCAAGCTGATCAAACAAAGTATGAGGCTCAATAAAGTGTTCAAAGCATTCAAAAGCAAACACAGCATCTACGGGCACAGGTGTTTCAACATGCTGAATGTTGTTTATGCCTATTAAACCTAATAACCCAAACAATACTTTAGCTCTTTCAACTTGTGCAGGCGCAGTTTGATGATAGTAAATTGTTGAGTTGGGAAATGCTTTTGCAAGCACTACACTAGAACGGCCATCACCGCCATACAAATCAAGTATAGTTTCAGGCACAATGTTTAAGTCTTTAAAAAACTTTAGTGACGTCATCAAATTAATTCGAGTGTAATACTTAAAGCACACATCAAGATTGTTGATATATTTTGGGTGGTCATACACACTAAAGTTGTAAGCAATGTCTTTAGGGTGCGCGGTTGAGCCAATGTGATGGTTAGCATACCAAATGTCATTAAGTATATCATCAACCTCAAGCATTTCTGCTTTAGACTTTGTACACGCTTTTGCGTATGCTGATGATTGTCTTTTAGCGTCTTCAATACAAATCATTTTGTGTCCTGATAGGTGTTGCCAATTTTGTAATCACTAACCATAGGCACATCCATTGCCAAAGCATTGCACATAGACCATGTTAGCGTTTCAGCCTCGCGGTCAATAAACGCCTCAGGTGCTGAGATGACCAGTTCATCATGCACACTAAGAAGTAGCCTACTACCTTTACGACGACTTTGGTATAGCAGCATGGCAGCCTTTGCCTGATCTGCGGCAGAGCCTTGAATCAAAAGGTTGACACCTTTATAGTCAAACTCACGCAATCTACCGTTGATAATCTTAGGCGGTTCCATCTTCACCAGACGCCCGCCAAGGGTTTTTATGGGTTGGCCTAATTTATACCTAGTACGCATGGTTGATTGCATCATCCTGAGGCCCGGAGCCACCGCAGATGTATATGCATCCATCAACGTTTTGGCCAAAGAATAATCCACATCCAACATCTCACTAATCTTTTGTGGGCCAGCCCCATAAAGAATAGCAAAAGATACGCCTTTGGAATACGTACGTGATACTTCCTGATTGGCAGCCTCTGACATTAGCTTGGCAGCATACGTATGTAAGTCTGCACGTGCATCTTCTTGGTACTGCTTCATAAGGTTACCACCTTCAAAGTGCGCAAAGATCCTGAGCTCTTGTGCATTGAAGTCACATGCCACCAGCTTGTGGCCTTCATCAGGAAGAATGAAACTACGTATAAGTGGTAATGGCGCAATGTCTAAGTCTGTTGGAATGAGGATTTCGTTTCTTCCCATTCCTGTGGTTGCTCCGGCAGCGACAATTTTCGGATAACGGACAGGCGCATTTTGAAAGTTGGGGGTAGAAGAAAGTCTGCCGGTACGTGTGCCGCCACGTTCACCTCGAACACTATTCCAGTTGGTGTAGATTCGACCTGTAGATGCAGAAGCTTCAAGCCAGGGCTCAATGAAAGTTGACAAACATGTTGATAGGTTGGCTCTATATCGTAGGACACCTTTTAACTCCTCATGCGTAATTAGTGCATCCAAAGTTTCTTTGTCAGCCCTAGGCTGACCTTTGTCAGTTGTAGGCCACCCATTTGTTTTGTCCCAGTAATCGGTGAGATAAATACTATCGACTAGCTGTTTATCGCTGTCAATATTTATTTCAGGAGACTTCAATAATGCGCGTACCCAGACACTACATTTCTCAATATCTACTATTGCTTGCTGCTTGGCTTGTTGCAAACCTTCCCTATCCACACGTACACCTAGACGTGAGTTTTCAAGCAACATGGGCATCAAAGCCATCTCACGTTGATAAGCCTCATCTTGTGCAGGCACCACATGCTCGTAAAGATGCGCAAAAAGCAAAGAAGTAAGCCTTACATCAGCTGAAGCATAATGACCTACAAGATCCACTGGACCACGACAAATGTATGCACCCCAAGTGGACTTTTTACGATGTGCTTCAGGAACGTTTGCAATAATCCAATCACGTAATTCATCACGTTCATCAGGCTTTGCAAGCCCATAGGTAGTTACCAATTCTTTTAACGAAAGAGATTGGACATGTGGGTCATGCAGGAAAGCAAGAATAAGAGTATCATGTATCCTGTAGGGTTCAGGTAAAGGAAGATCAAGATGAGTTTCGGCAACATCAAGATCAAACATAGCGTTATGAAAACAGATTTCACGATCAGATTCATAAATCAATTCCAAAATTGTTTTCACAATTGCCTTGGTTGTGTTGTTACCCGTTGTATGACCAAATGCGTGATAGCCATCAGGGTACTCGCCTTCAGGATCGTAAATGGCCAAGCCAACGGGCACAGGCGGGTACTTTGGCCGCGCTGCAATGCCTTCGGTTTCAAAGTCTAAAAAGACGGGTTTTTTCATACGGGGTTTCATTAGTTGGTGTCCCTTGGAAGACATAAGAACGTGCGGTTTTGCGCAGGTGCAACTGCCTTTTGCTTTGCAATTAATTGCGTTGCAACTTTTTGGCATGCATCTTTAGTTTTAAAAGTTTCTATGCTTTCGGCATCAGACATAACGCCATTTGTGATGGTCACTACAACTAAAACAAAAGCGTACACCTTATGGTCTCCAAATAAATAAGTCAAAGACGATTGCCAGCATTGCAATAGCTGTCAGCAAATACAAGTATTTATTGAACCACGAGATGTTATCAGGATCTATCATACAGGTGCCTTTCAAAAACAAATGGGGGCACAAGGCCCCCAACAGATTAGTACTTAGCAGCAGTATCTACAGCAATTTCTGCAGATTCTGGTTGTATGTCATTAATGACGCCTGCGGTATCAATTGCCACCTGCACTTCTTGTTCAGCACGACGCATTAATGCCTGCACAATAGCCATGTCATCAATTGCCTTGACTGCAGAAAATACCACCTTGAACTGTGTCTTAGGATCAGCTACTACTGCAATCTCAGTAATGATAGCCAATGGCGGACGCTTCATTGTTGCTGCAATGGTTTGCACGTAGTTAGCATAGTTTTTCAAACTAGTAACGGGTGGACGCAATGCTGCAATCTCCGCAGTTTCAATTGCCTGTACTGAGCCAATGCTATCGGCTGCAATGATAAGCAAGCGACGTGTTTCACGGCATGCTTTGCCTTTGCCACCATTACTGGCTGAGCCCCACTCATTCTTAGGGCAGCCATCGCACTTGGTATGCATAGGCTCAGTAACGCTAGGGGCGGGGCCCATGCCTGATGCAGATGCTGCAATTGCAAAACACTTTGGACCTACGATTTTTGTAGGGTCATAACGTGAATCGTAGTACAGACGCTCAACAGGTGCGGCAAGAATTACGCATGCCAATTTGTTGTCTGTAATCGGATTGCCACGATACTTAAGAACGCCGCCCTGAGTTGACAGGAATGTGGCTGTAAGGCTCGATTGCTCGGCCTTAACAGTATCCATTGCCATTGCTGCCAATTGGTCCTCAAAGAGGGCGACTTGATTTTTTGGCGTGGTAGCCAATTTGGTTGAAGGTTGCTTTGTCATAAAAACTCCATGAACTAGTTACTTGCGACGAACGGTAAGTTCCCAGACATCCGATGTGGTTGTCCCGGGTATGGCTTCACCTGCATCCCACCGCTCACGGAAGGCAGTTGAAGAAAGCCGCTTATGCAGCAATTCGAATTGGCCACTTTCTGCCACGTACTTATAGAACGTGTTCCAATCATCTATGGCAGGATGGCGTGTAAGTTTCATTGTGCAAGAAGCCTTGTCATTGGCTGCTTGACTAATGCCGGCATGGCTCATAAGATCCATGATGTCTTTTTCAAGCTCGGCCAATTGCTTGGTGCACTGCTTGACCTCCTCACTAAGATCTTCACGCTTGGCCTTGGTAGTTACAAACTGATCGATGAGTTCATTGATATTCATTTGGATGACCCCTTAGCTAATGCTTCTTTTCTTGTTGCTTGAATGACTCGCGTAAGTTCAGGCTCAGGCGGTACCCAACCCACGGGCTTAATGACATCGTATTGAGAGCCACGAGTAGAACGCATGAGCTCATTAGCAGGTACCTTGCGCATGTTGGCCTTGTGCACAACATCAAAAAGCTTGTCAAAAGGTAGCCCCATTGCATGAGCAACGCCAAGTGCAACGTAGACCAAGTCAATGATTGCATCGGCAGCGTCAACCAAGCTTTCCTCTTCACAAGCTTTTAGGTACTCACTCAATTCCTCCATGATAAAGCGAGCAAAGTAACTTGCCTCAGCAGGTGAAAGGAACTGTGGATAGTTGGTGATTGGCAAATTCATTTTTTGTCTGAAGATGCCAACTTTTTCAAAGTTAGTCGCCATAGTAAGCTTTCAAGATACGGTTGTTTTGTTTGTGCTCGAGACGAATGCGATCACTGATGTATTTGCGATCAACGTTGCTAAGAAGAGTTGTGCAATCAACTTCACCAACGGTAAAGTGAAACCAAAAGCCTTCGTGGATCATGTCATTATCATCGCCTTCTTCGTAGGTAACATGCACGGTGCAATCACCTGTTTCAGGCATGTCATCCATGTCAAAGGGCACGTATTCAAAAGTGAATGTGAATTCAGTCATACACATGCTTCCACAGCAAGCAAATCACGAAGCCACAAAGGCTGTGGATCTTTGCCACGGTTGTAGACTAGCGGAAAGATAGCAGCTTTGCTAGCATAATACGCACGGTAAGAGCTGACTGGATCATCGCTTTTGAATTCATCAGGCATGGCAAGCGGTGGGTTAGACCACAGCAAGGGCAAGCTACGCATTGCTGATGGTGGATACATTAATTCCTTAGAAAGAATGTCACTAGACTTATGCGTGTGGCCATAGCGCCAAAAGAATTGACGGCCAAGATGACGGGCTAAATCGCTAACCCATTCATAGTGCAGGTGAGACTTACGAATCCATACGGCTGATGGATGGTTTTTGTGTGTGGGGCGATAGGTGACATTGTGGCCGTTGCCGTACTCATGGTGTGCGGTAGCCAAGAGTTGGCATGACTCGATAAGCATTTTGCCGACATGCTTATCGCAATGATAGCCTGCAGCAATTGGCGGTAGATGATGTAAGTAGAAAACATTCATGTAGATACCTTTCAAAAATCAATGTAGAAGACCAGAAAACGTGAGCAACTTGTGAAGTTGTGAGATGATTATACACTCATTGTAAGAGCTTGCAAATCTTTTTCAATTTTTTTGATGTTCTCATTTGCTTGCAAATTGTAGTAGTGGCCAAAGATGCGGTCAATGTGGCCCATATACTCATTGAACTCAGCTTCCTTAGTGATGTTGGGGTTGCACATGTAAGGACGAAGGAAAGTAACGAATGCATTCAAGTCAGTGCCTAGTGCACCAAGGGTGGCAGAAGGCATAGCATTGGAGCTAGAGGGTACGAAACGATTGAACATAGGGGTTTACCTTTCAAAAATCAAAAACACAAGAGATGGGGCCGTAGCCCCGTTGAAGTTAAGCCAGCTCGAGGAGTGCCGCAGTTGCCTGTCTTTTAATCTTAACACCGTTGCCAAACCATGCGTTGGCCAACCGTGCATCGCTTGTACGAGCAGTTTCCCAGTCCATCAACTGCGTAACAGCATTTAATGCACCCCAACCAGTACCTTTGGCCGATTCCATTTCAGCACCGATGCCTGCGCCTTCGAAGAGGGACAATGCACGTTGTGCTGCACGGCTTGGCTTGAGTTCATCACCGCCAAGAATCTTAGTAAAGACTTTTTGTGCTTGCAAGGAACTGATTTTCAGGCCGGCCAAGAACTTGGCTGTGTGCTCAAAATCTTTGAACGCATCGTTAAAGTCTGCAAGCTGTGACTTGACATCAAGTGCATTGAACACCGAGTTGTGACGAACCTGCACTACATTACCACCACGTTCCTGTGCCAGTTGCAATGTGTTGTTACACACAACGCGGACGCTGGTAAGACGAGCCTGAGTTGCCAACGAGCCATCGCAGCTTGATGCTAGCAACAGATATTGGTGAACCTTGTCACCAGCCACATTGAACTCGCCATCCATTTTGGCCAGTGCCCAGTAGTGAGCGCCATTGCGCAAAACGCCGGCTGTATCTAGGTGAGCAATTGTGCCAACCATACTGCGGAAGAATTCCAAAACTTCGATAGGTTGAACTACCTTATAAGCATTGGAAACTATGCCAAGTGGCTCGTTGGTATCTGTGCGGTACATGACGCGTTTGCCAGCGTAAGCACAAACTCTTGGGTTTTCACCAAAAGATGGTGCTTCGTACTTCACGTTGGCCATAGCCAATTTGAAATCCAAGCCAGACTCGGTAGCCCAATCATCTAGCGATGAATTAGCTGTTAGCTTCTGGCCTAAGCCATGCCAAGGGGTTTCACCGACATAAGCGATTGCTGCTTTGCCGTCAAGAGTGTGTGCGATTAAATGTGCCATTTTGCATTCCTTTTCAATAGTCAAGTTAGTTAAACAACATCACCACAATTTGATGATGTGAAGCAATTATACGCCAAAACGAGTACTTTTTTTGTATTTGCGTAAAAATATTTTTATCTGTTACCTAGTATTTTAGGATAATTGTGCAATGTATACTTTGGTTTCTCAGTGCTGTGTATCCTTTTTGACACAGTGTTACCTCACCATGCATATAGATATAATGAGTCACTGCAACAATGATCCGACTGTGAGACCATGCTGAACCTTTTGACTTTTGACATGAATGTAGGCAATCAACCCCATAGTAATTGTGCAAAAAAGAAGACCCCAACACGTGAATGCTGGGGCCTCAAGGTCATAGCAACTGCGTATGCTATTTTAAAGGGAAATGATCATGCCATCAGGCTTCGCCGCACAAACAACACAACCGACAGCATTATATCAAACGTTCTTACAAAAAAGAAGCTTTACCGACCAAGACGAAAAAGCGCTAGGTCTAGAACTTCTTGACCCCGAGCAAACCTACGCATTGCTTGGCCATACTCGTGAATGGAGCATCAAGCTCCCTTACTTTGATGTAATAGGTCAACCAACGGATTTTGCACGAGTTCGTCTGCTCTTACCTAAGGGCAAGATGAAGTACTCACAGGCAAGGTCTAGTGGCTCTCAAATCTACTTTCCTCCGACCATCAATTGGAAGCAGGTAATGACCGACGTTGATGTACCTATCATCATAACTGAGGGTGAATTCAAGTCATGGGCTATCACCAAGCAGATTGTCGCTGATCAGTTGGTGCACGCAACCATTGGCTTGGCCGGTGTTACCAGCTGGACTGATAAGCAAGGCTTACATTTGCATAAGGACCTAATGCAGGTTACTTGGCAACGTAAAACGCAGTTTGTACACAAGCATCGCAAGGTCTACATCATCTTCGACTATGATGGGGCCGAGGAAGACGGTGAGCCTAATGAACAGGTTGCCATGGCCGAAACGAGATTGGCAGTCACATTACGCGGTCTGGGTGCTGAGGTACACCTTTGTCGAGTTGGCAAGTTCAGCACAGGCAAAGGCTCCAAGTTTGCTATTGATGATCACCTATTATCAGGCGGCAATCTTGGCCAAGTCCTTACCACCACCTCAACGGTGATGAACGGCGTCGATACTTTGGAAACCAAGCTATATGAGTTCAAAACTCTCTATGCTTTATACAATGGCGACGTTATCAGGCTGAAAGACGGGCTCATTATGCCGTGGAGCAAGGCCAAGATCGACTCGGCACAGCATTACTTCATGCAAATCACACAACGGCAGAACGGTCAGACCTCCAGCCGTGAGTTACCCCTTATCGATGAGTATAAGAAATGGCCGAGATGTTGTAAGCTTGAGCATGTAGGCATGTACCCTGAATACCAAGGTATTCAAATTACACCTACCAAATGCTTTAACCTCTTCAAGCCTTGGGCTTATGAGCCTGCAATAGGCGATCCCATCCCGTACTTGGAGTTTTGTGATTACTTTTTCCAAGCCGAGCCGCACTTTGCCAACTACTGGCATGATTGGGTCGCCAATGTGATCCAGTTCCCATGGCGTAGGAATAACACAACGCCGCAGTTTATACATGATATGGAAGGTATGGGCAAGTCGGCCATTCCGGAATTCATTGCCGAAATGCTTGGCATGGGTGAGAATGCACCGGCTGCTACGCTTGGCCCCGACGATCTATTTGGCAACTTCAACGGCGCAATGAGAGGCAAGGTCTTCGTCGTTGTAAATGAGCCATCATCGGATAGGGATGATCATTCAGCCAAGCTTAAGAACCTAATCACAGGCAAAGAAATCACTATCAACAACAAATATGGCGCACAATACTCGATTAAGAACTACGTAAACTATGTATTTACTTCTAACAAGCCTTACATTACGCATATGGGTGCAAGCTCTAGGCGTGAAGCTATTTATAAGTGCCCTACCTTCTCACAGCAGGATATTCTTGAAAGAGTACGAGCCATGATGAAGTGGGCCAGATCAAACAAAGGCTCCGGCTTCTCAATGGTACTTAATTGGTACATGAATCGCGATCTCACTAACTTTGACCCCTACGCACCAGCCCCTATGACTAACTACAAACAAGTTGCAATCTCTCTTTCCAAAACTCCCCTTGAATCTTTCGCCATGGATCTTGCCAACTGGGTTGACGAGCATTTGGACGGTGTTGGCGCGTTTTCAGCAACGCAGCTCTCCATACTATGTGAGCGTTGGGGCCACGATTCCAGAGCCAAAGCACAATACATACGCAAAGCGTTGCAACCGCATGGTGAGATAGAACCTAGCAAACTGATCAAGGTACATGGCAAACCGTCGCGGTTTACGTCCTTCATAACACAACGGGCAGTTAGCAATAGGGTAACACAACACAACTGGTCGCACATTGTTACCAAAACCGAAGAAGCTATAAAACGTGAGATCGAGCAAACTGGGAGCTTCTAAGTGTCTAAATACTGTTACTTGTGTTACTTTATGTTACTCGATAAGTTGTTGATTCTAAACACAAATAACACAGTAACAGTAAGTAACAGTATAAAATAAATTATATTAATATATATATATATCGTCGTATTATAGAGTTTTGGCTTACTGTTACTTCAGAGTGTTACCGGCAAAAAAGACGCAATCTGTTTACATCCAAAAGATAGAAGGGTACAATTCACGGCATGACTACAAAGACACCATCTAAGAACGGAAAGTTCTTGGGCCGTCCTACTAAGTACGACCCCGCATTTTGCGATCAAATCGTTGAGCTAAGCAAAGACGGGCTATCTCGCTGGCAGATTTGTGCTCGTCTTAACATTGGCTACAACAACATGATGACTTGGGAAAAAGCGCACGAAGATTTTCGATGCGCCTTGGCCGAAGCC